AAGCTCAAGCCCGAGCAGCTCGACGCGCTGGTGAAGGATCGCCAGATCGTGTTCGACAGTGCCCGCCGCATTCTCGGCGACGCCTACAAGTTCGATGGCCGCACCGTCGAGGACGTGCGTCGCGACGCCGTCAACAAGCATCTCGGCGACACCGCCAAGGGCTGGGACGACGGCAAGATACAGGCCGGCTTCGACTCGATCATCGCGCTGATGCCGAAGGGCGCCGGCCCGATGCCGCCGCGCGTCGGCTCGATGGATCACGCGGTGAATGCGTTCGCCGGCCGCCCCGGCTGGGCTGGCGACAACGGCATTCCGATCAATCCGCAGGCGATCCGTGATGCCGCCTACGCCGATTCGGTGCGCGAACTCAACGATGCGTGGAAGCCGCAGGCGGTCAGGGACGCCGAAGCTGCCGCCCGCCGGGCCGCCGGCTACTGAGACTGAAAATCATTTCGGTCTCATGAGACGGAAAATGAATTTCCGTCTCACCTGATCCTCCCTCTCGCGAAAGGACCCCACCATGAGTGTCGTCGTCCAGACGAACTATGCACCGCAAATTCGCCCCGGCCTCGAAGGGATGATTTGCGACATGATCCCCTCCGCCATCGTCACTCGTCTGTGCGAAACGGTGGCCGGCATTCCGTTCGGCAAAGCGGTGTCGCAAGGCGTGCAGTCCAACAAGGGCGTGCTGCTCGGCGGCGCCTCGAAGTACCAGGGCGTCACCGTCATCGACACCACGCTGTCGATCTCGCCGCTCGATCCGTATTCGAGCACGCTCAACCCGGTCGACGCCTACGGCTATCAGACCAACGTCGCGGTGATGACCCGCGGCCACTTCTGGGGCAAGGCGTGGTCGGTGATCGCGCCGAATGATCCGGTGTACTACGACGCCGCGCTCGGCACGCTCGGCAATGCTGCCGCCGGTCAGTCGGCCAACGGCAACATCGCATTCTCGCAGCAACCCGCCGACGGCAACACCATCACCATCAACGGCGTCACCATCACGTTCCATGCCTCGGGCGCGACCGGTGACGACATCAACATCGGCCCGACGCTGGGTGACACCATCGCGGCGCTGGCGGCACACCTCAACGGGTCGGCCACAACTGGCATCTCGGCGCTCGTCTATGGCGCCTACCCGCCGTCGCCCGGTGGCTCGGCACAGGGCTCCGGCGCCAACACGCTGACGATCTCTGAGAAGACCCCGGGCACCGCTGGCAATGCGATTGCGATCAGCGCCGCCGGCACGCCCGGCGCCACCGCCTCGGGCGCCACGCTCGCTGGCGGCACCGCGGCCTCGATCCTCATCCCCAACGCGCATTGGCTCGACGCAGCGGTGTCAGGTCAGCTGGCGAAGGTCGCACTGTTCGGCGGGTAACGCTCACCACTCTTCGTCCCCCGTTTCAGGGCCGGGGGCTGAGGATCAAACCTTGACAAGGAGATCATCACCATGTTCGGTATTGGCCATAACTCAGGCATGTTTCTTCGCGACATGCCGAACGAGCAGCAAGCCCTGAGCTTCCTCGTCTCGCAAATCACCTACATCGAACCAACCGTCTATCGCATAAAGTATCCGGAATTGTTTTACCGGGAGCTTGTGCCGGTGGATTCGTCCGGTACCGAATGGGCGAAAAGCATCACCTTCTTTTCAATTGATCAGGTCGGTGCTGCGGATTGGTTTCACGCCCAGGCCGCTGATATTCCGCTCGCTGATGTGACCCGTGCCAAGCACGAGGTCGCGATCGAGATGGGTGCCATCGGCTACCGCTATAATACGGAAGAGCTGGCGCAAGGGATGATGATCCCGAACTTCAGCTTGTCGAATGAGCGCGCATCGGCAGCGCGTCGCGCCAGCGAGGAGTTTCTCCATAATATCGCCATTTATGGAAATACTCAGAAGAGCTGGCACGGTTTGGTTAACAGCCCGGGTATTCCTGTTATCAATACTCCGCACACCTGGGCTTACGACATGGCACAAGCGCCGCCGTTGGTCCAGAACCTGATGAACGATGTCAACTTCGCGCTGACCAACATCTGGCAGTCGACGTTGGGCATCGAGATGTCGGACGTGGTGCTGTTGCCGTTCTCGGCGATGAGCCAGATCGCCATGGCCCAGCTGCCCAACACGACGATGAACATTCTGCAGTGGATCAAGCAGAACAACATCGTCACTCAGGAGACCGGCCAGATGATCGAAATCCGCGCGGTGCGCGGCCTCGATACCGGCGGCGCATCGGGCAACGGCCGCATCGTGGCGTACAAGCGCGATCCGGAGATCATTAAGATGCACGTGCCGATGCCACATCGCTTCCTGCCAGTCTGGCAACGCGGCCCGCTCGTCTATGACATCCCAGGCATCTTCCGCGTTGGTGGTCTTGAAATCCGCCGACCGGCGACGATGCGATACGTCGATGGCGTGTGCTGATCGCGCAGCGATCAAAGCGAGCCAGTAAAGCAGGCCGCATTCCGCGGCCTATATTTTTGAGGAGAGTCCCATGCAAGAAGGTCCAGTCGACCTCGACGCGTTGGTGGCCAAGAACCGGCCGCCACCGGCATCCGAGATGATCATTGCCCCCAAGCTCGATCAGCCTCGGGTGCCGCCCCTGACGCCGCAGGTGATCGTCGTTGCCGACAGCAACCGGCTCAACAAGCCGTCGCAGCGCGTCACCGTGCTCAACACCTCGCGGACGACCAACCACATCGTCATCGATCGCTTCATGCACGGCCACGAGCTGCGCCCGGGCGAGCACAAAGAGATCGAGATGGTGGCTGACGAGATCGAGTCGTTCCGCCAGCAGGGTCGCGAGAACCGCGGCGTCTATACCTCGGGCCATCTGGTCGGGCTGCCGCTGCCACCCCATCCGTTGCGCTTCCTCGACCTGCCGGCACCGCCGTCAGCGCGGCAGGACGATGGTGGCGGCGGCGACGGCCACCCGATCCCAGAGCCGCTCAAGCCCGGCGAGAAGCCGTTCAAGAAGGCCGGATGACATGGGCGCATCGAACGCTGACATTGCTCAATTCCGTTCGCAGTTCAAGGAATGGAGTAGTGTCAGTGATGCCCAGGTCGCTGCCGCCTATAACGTCGCCGACATCATCATGGACAGTACGGTGTGGCCGAGCCAACGTGATTTCGCGATGGCGCGTCTCCAACTCGCCGCTCATCTATTGGCGATGTCGACACAGGGCACGATGTTTGCGGCTTCAGGTCTCGGCGGCGGCGTGCTCGGCCTTTACATGTCTTCGATCCGCTTCGGCGAGCGCGATGTCAGCTTTGGCACGCGGCCAATCTTCGGCACCGCAGGCTCGGCGATCGGGACGCTAGATGTCGGCGAACTCAATCTGGTCGACACCATGTACGGCCAAACTTATCTTCTCCTCCGAAATCGCAACATCATTCCCGTGGGGATCGTATGATCGCGATCCCTCCGATTTGGCGCGCTCTGCAGACCTACGTCGACACCATCGACGACAATATGTTCGGTGAGCGGGTGCGGTTGATCCCGTGGACCGGCGGCCAGCGCGTCACCGACACCGGAAGCCAGGACATGACGCGAGGGGTGCTCGACACCATCGGCATCTACGTGACGCCGGGCGCGCGGGCCGGCGGCGAAGGCGGCACTGTCGCCGCAGGCTTGGCCACCAACATGCAGACCTCGCGCGAGTGGGTATCGATCCAAGAGAACAATCTCGGCGATCCGTCGCTGTGGCAGATGTACGACCGCGTTTTCCTGCCCGACCAACTGCCGAACCAGCAGTGGCACTCGATCCAGCAAATCGATCCGTCCGCCACGAAGCGCTACAACGTGATCTTGATCCGGCTGCAGGACCCAACGAAGGAAACTTAAATGAGCCTGTTGCGGCCGATCCTGCGCGCTACTGCGGTGGCGGCGCTGCGCGACCGCACCTGGGCTGCCGATCGCGTCTACGACAGCGATCTCACCCCGCTCGCCACCGCGGTCTATGGCGGTCCGCCGGCTCCGTACATCGTGGTTTATACGGATTTGGACGACCTTAACCCGGTCGACAACATCGGCAAGATATACGCCAGCGACAACCGCATCCTGTCGATCGCGATCGAGATCGGCGTCGCCACGGCGATCCGCGGTCCGAACAACAACTTGATCATTCAGTTCGCCGCGACCGATAGCGGCATGGAGTGGGCGTGTGATTGTGTGGCGGCGCAGGCGCTCGCCGCGCTGATCGGCGATCCGCAATCGCAATGGGGCGAGCTGTTCAAGCGCATGATCACCAAGGTGCGGCGCATCCCGTCGCGGCGTGGTGGCATGAGCCAGCAGGGTGTCCGCTTCGCAGCGCGGCGCGTGGTGCTGCAAATCCAGCCGCTGTGGGACTTCGTTCCTGGGCAGCGACCGTACGACAAGCATCCGGTGTGGGACTTCATCGCGCTGGCGCGCGCCAATCCGCAAGACAACGTGGTCGATGTCGCCGGCATCATCGAAGGGCTGATCGACATCCAGTCGTCGCCGGACTGGCGGATCGCCCAGGCGCAACTCGGGCTCACCAAAGAGGGCGTGCTGATCCTCAACGTGCCGACCGCACCGCTGCCCGACGAATACATCGAAGAGCCGCCGTTGGATTACTCTGACCCCGACGAGTTCGTGCCGGTGATGACCGACATCACGATCGCCGACACCGAGCCCGACGGTATGGAGACCTCCGTCAGCACGCTCGACTTCCCGACCGTGTCGGTTGGCTCTCCCGAGATCGACGCGCCGACATTGGGCGTCGTCAGCACGAGCGGGAAGATCACGGTGGCGGCCTCGCCGGTGCACCCGCCGTCATCCTACAAGCCGCAACTCCCGCCCAGCCGCTGGTAACTCAAAACCGAGTGGAGACAGGTCATGGCCGAACTCGCGATCTCCGTGTTGTGGTTTCTCGTCGGTGTTGTCCTTTTATGTGGTGTCGTCTGGCTTGCGATCTACGTGCTCAAGATGTTCGTGCCGACTCTGCCGCCGCGGTTCGAGCAGGTAGTGTGGGTCGTGGTGTTGCTGCTGATCCTGATTTATCTGATCTCGATCTTCGCGGGTGGCGGAGGAGCCATCCACCTCCCGCGGTGACGCGGGATGATCAAGATCGATGTCGACACTGGTGAGCTGCTGAAATGGGCGCGCTACATGAACAGGGTGCCCAAGCGCACCGGAGCTGCGATCTCGCGCGCGCTCAATACGGTCGGCGACAACATCCTGCGGGTGCGGATCAACACCATCGCCGAGAACACCGGCTTCGATCCCGACGAGATCGAGAGCGCGATCGAGGTCAAGAAGGCGACGCCCAACGATCTGAGCTGGTCGATGGATGCCTCGAAACTCTCGACCGACAACAAGTTCTCGCGGCCGTGGCAGACCCGCGGCGATTCCAACAGCGATAGCTTCGACGATCGCACGCTGGTCAAGGTCGTGACCTCGGGCGACGAGTATGTCTGCGACAAGTGCAATTACGTCGCCGATCACTCGCCCTACACCATGCAAGAAATCCACAACATGAACCCGTACGGCATGGAGTTCGGGAGCGGCACCAACCTCGTGCATCCCAATTGCCGTTGCATCACCCAGGCGTGGCAGGCGACGCGCATGCTGCCGGTGTCGATCGATAGCGGCGGGACGCAGGCGCCGGCCGAGCTATTCACCATGCGCCAGCTCGGCGAGGCCATCGCCGGTGAGCTGCAGGTCGAGATGAAGGCGACCGACTGACGGAGGAAGACGTGGCAGTAGACCCAATGCAGAAGCTGTTGTTTCAAGTGGCCGAGCATCGCCGCCAGACTGCGCACGGCGACCGTGTCGGCACGGTTCACGAGGTCCAGGGCAACAAGATGCTCGTCAACATGGGTCTCAAGAAGGACGGGACGCCGTGGCTGAGCCCGTGGATTCACACCACCGATCATCGCGGCGGCGAGCGCCAGAAAGAGGTCTACGCGGTCGGCCAGAACGTCCGCGTCAGCGCGACCGGCGCCGACTTCCGGCAGGCGACGATCTCGCCCTATGCGCCGAACGAGCAGCACCCGCAGCCCGATCACGCCGGCTCGGCCGGCGACGGTGCGCACACGTGGCAGAACGGCAATTCGACGCTCACCAAGAACGACGGATCGCACAACCTCATGCAGGGCGACGGCAGCGATCCCGATGTCAATGCCCGCACCTCGACCAGCGGCGGCTTCACCGGCTTCGTCAAAGCCGGTGGCGGTCATAACCGGGTGCAAAGCCACTCGGAGGGCGTCTGCCTCTCGTACAAGGACGACGACAAGACGATCCACGTCGACAAGGACGGGTGCTGGTGTTCGCAGCCGCTGCAGATCAAGAAGCCGTCGTGGCAAGCCGACAACAAATCGAAGTGAGCGCGAAGCGAGAAAAGGAGATCGCAATGCCGAAGTCGACCCGACACCACAACATGGCGCGCAAGGCGGCATTCAATGCGCCGGAGAAGAAGCCCTACCTGATCACCGATCTGTCGCACATGCCCGACCTGCGCGGTGAGTTCGCCGGTGCCAAGGTCAAGCGCAACGGCGCCCAGCAGATCGTCTACCTCACGCCGGCCCAGGCCAAGTTCTATAGGGATCAGGGCGCGCTCAAGCCACTGGCATCATGAGCAACGGCATCAACGCCATCGGCGTCACTCCCGACACCGTGGCGGCGAGCGGCGTCGACTTCCCGGTCGTCGACAACGACTTCTATCGCTCGGTCAACGCGATCTGGCCCGACCTGCTCAATCAGACGGCCAACATCTCGCCGCCGCGCAACGGCATGAACCGCTTCACCGGCAAGCTGATGCAGGGCTGGGATCACGTCGAGCAGTCGATGGAGCTGATCTTCGCGACGCCGTACCACGAGCGGGTGCTGCGTCGCTGGGTCGGCTCGTTCGTGCCGATGCTGCTCGGCGAGAACTTCGTCGATCGCATCGTGATGCGGTTCTATTGGGCGATCGTCACCGGCATCGACCTGTGGGAGCCGAACTATCGCATCAGGCAGGTCTACTTCATGGGCGATGCGCTACAGGGCTGGTCGCCGCTGCCGTCGACATCCACCGCGGCGATGGTCCGACTCGGCCACGGCATCTTCCGCAATGAGGGCGTCTATCGTCCGCGCGGCCATCTCGGCGACTTCGCTCCATACGAGGCCAAGAACTCGGCGCTCACCGGCAAGGGCGACGGCATGTGGGACGTTACATCGACGCCTGGATGATGCGGGCGCGGGGAGAAGTCAGTGGCGACAAATCTCGTTTCGACGACACCGACGCGATTTCCGGTCATCCAACCCGCGCTATTGCCACCGATGGCGGTGCTTGAATCGATCTCGACCGAAGACATCATCTCGAACCGCATGCAGCAGCTCGTCACGTTCTGGGCGCAGAACGATCCGCCAAATGCAGCTCAATACGATGTCGGTGGTTTAGAGTTTGATCCGATCAGGATTAACCAAGAACTAAACGCATATTATGAATTGCTGCTACGCGATCGGGTGAACCAAGCCTGCCGCGCGATGACGCTGGCGTTTGCGGTCGGCAGCGACCTCGATGCGATCGGCAGTCGATATCCGTACGGTGTGCCGCGGCTGGTGTTTCCAGATGGTTCGACCGAGACCGATGACGCCTACCGCCAGCGGCTGTGGCTGTCGCCGTCGATCTTCAGCTTGTCGGGTACCGGCCAAGGCACCTTCGAGTCCTATGTCTTCTGGGCGCTCTCGGCTCCGATGCCGCCCGGCGAGGACTCGATCAAGCACGCTTCGGCGCTGACCACGCCCGGCACCGGCTACGTCTACATCCCGATCATCTCGTCGACCTGCTCGAACCCCGACATGGTGTGGTCATCGTCGCCGGACGGCACGCTGTGGACGCTGCTCCCGGGCTGCCTGCCGTTGCCTGATGCAAACCAGATCAACGCGGTGCAGCAGTTCATCACCGCGCCCAACACCGCGCGCAAGGGGCTCACCGACGTGGTGGTGACGATGACGCCGAAGATCGCCAACACCGAGATCAATTGCGACGTGTGGCTGTTTCCCGGCGTCGACATGCTTGGCATGATGGGCACGCTGGCGACGGCGATCGGCGATCTCGTCACCGCGCTGCGCTGGCTCGGCGCCGATCTCACGATGCTCGCGCTCGACGGCGCGCTCGCCCAGGCCGGCGTCTACGATCGCACCACCTATGCGCCGACTGCCGATGTCATCGTCGGCATCGACGGCGTCGTCAACATCACCAAGGTGACGCTTCGCTACCGCGGCACGGGTGAGTAGCCGCGATGGCAGCGCTTCGCGGCTCTGTTCTCAAGGCGAGCAACACCAACGGTGCTGACCTCACGATCAGCCTGACCTCGCTTGGGCTGCAGCCCGGCGATGTGCTGCTCGCGTTCATCGGGCTGTGCGCCGGCTCTGACAACACCAGCGGCGGCACTACCATCAAATCGCCGACCGGGTGGGCCGATTGCGGGCTCGGCATCTGGACCGATCCTAACAACCCGCCGAATTTCTTCTCGTGCTCCTACAAGGTGATGGGTTCGACGCCCGACACCAGCGTGACCGCGCTGGGCGGCGGCGGGTTTGCCGATGTCGACGAACTCGTGGTGATGGCGTTCTCCGGCGTCGACACCGCCAATCCGTTTGGTGCCGGCACGCCGCAGGCGGTCAACGGCGGCTACCAGCAGCCCAAGGCGCCGTCGATCGTATTGACCGCCGATAACGCCGTCGTCGTGCTCGGCGTGCTCGGTCCCTACAAGGTCGGCACCAAGGGCACGGTCACCAACTACACCGTCGATGCCGGTGTCGACGCGCAGAATTCCGGCGGGTCATTGCGGTCATCGCTCGCCGACGCCTACCGCATCATGGTGGGCGGCCACGGCACCAGCGAAATCCCGTCGGCGTGGTCGGCGTGGGCCACCACTGGTTATTGGCTCGCCTTCACGCTGGCGCTCAAGCCGACGATCGTCGTCAACGCGTTCACGCCCGGCAGCTTCGCGGTCGGCTCACCATCGATCGACTCGCCGACATTCGGGCTGGCATCGAGCAACCTCACCGCCGCTGGGCTCACCGTCGGCTCGCCGGTGATCCCGTCGCTCGGCTTTGGCGAAAAGTTCATCGCGGTCGGCCTCACCGTCGGCTCACCGCAGTTCAACACCTCGAATTACATTCCGCTGCCGTCGCCGATCCTGCGCACGCCGGTCTCAGCTGCGGCGCCGACGCCGTACATGACGCGGCTCAATTTGGGCGATCTCACGCACTCGCTGATCCAGCTCGGCAACCCGGCGCAGACCAACTTCTCGGAGTATCTGTTTGGTCCCGACGGCAAGCTCTATCGGGACGTAGTTGCCTTTCAGCCGACCCAGGTGTTCAACACCGGCGATTACATCGTCTATGCGCCGACCACCACCGTCACCTCGTACATGTGGGGTTTCATCAGCGGTGTTTGGTATTACTTCCGCGGCGCTGACAATACCTTTTATGTGTGGAATACCGGTCCGGCGCCGCAGCCGACCAATGGTCCGGCGATCCCCGGCCTGCCGCTCGATCTCATCGTTGGCTCGCCGCAGCTCGCCGTCGGGTGGCCCTACGCTCTCGCGGCGATGCCGGTCGGCAACGTCGCGCCGTCGCCGCTCGGGCAGTGGCTGCCGAACACCAGCGTGCAATCTTCTCTGGTCACCGCGGCCGGCGACATCTGGCAGATCGACGGCAGCGGCGTAGTCTATATCGACGGTTATGCTCTCAATTTGAGCGGGCCGTTCTTCAACCACTACACCGATCTCATTCAGTACGCGCCGACCACCAACGGCGAAACCTCGAACATCTGGGCGTATCTGCAGGGCTCGTGGCTCTACTACGACCGAGTCGACGCCCAGTTCTACACGCCCAACAGCGGCCCGCATCCGCAACCGACCAATCAGCCGCAATGGGCGTTCACCACGCCCGGGATCACCGTCGGATCGCCGTCGATCCCGACGCTGTTCATGGCGCCGCTGTCGCCGAACGGTGTGGTGCTGGTCGGGCAGAATTACACGATCATCGCCGCCGACGGCACGCAGGCCGGCCTCGTCGGCAACGAGGTTTATGTCAACGGCGTCGATAGCGGCTTCACCGTCGACGGCGGCATCGAGATCGTCAACGGGCTGCTGTACGGTTGGAATGCCTCGACGAATACATGGTTTCAGTACCATGTCGGCGTGTGGAAGACGGTCACGCCGCCGCCCGCGCGTATCCTCGCCACCGTCGCATTAGCCGTCGGCTCGCCGAGCTTCGGCGGCCAGACGATGAAGCAACTCCACCCGATGCCGGTGGTCGGGCTCACCGTCGGCTCGCCGGTGTTCGGTGGCGTCTACACCAGCGCCACGCCGCTCGGCGGCGCGATCTGGGCGCCGACCGGCGGTGCACTGATCACCGGTGTCGGCATCATCTGGGATTTCGGTCTCTCGCCGCCCGG